CCAGACGCTCGCGGTCAGCCGCAAGCTGAAAGATAATAACAATGCCTACCTCTGGCAGCCGTCGTACCAGGCAGGCGAGCCCGACCGTCTGCTCGGCTACGCCGTCTACACCTCGCCGTATGTGCCAACCGTCGAAGCGGGCGCATCCGTTCTCGCGTTCGGTGATTACAGCTATTACAACATCGGTGACCGTGGCACGCGCACGCTGCAGGAGCTCAAAGAGCTCTTCGCGGGCAACGGCATGGTCGGCTACGTGATGAAGGAGCGCGTCGACGGCAAGCTCATCCTGCCCGAGGCCGTGAAGCTCCTGAAAATCAAGGGCACGGCGGCAGCGAAGTCGAACGGCTGACGGTTGTTCGCAGGTTTGATGAAAGGAAGGGGATGCCTATGATTGCCGATCTGGCAGAAGCAAAAGCCTATCTGCGCGTGGATAGCGATGACGAAGATGCGCTGATTGCGGAATTGCTGCGGGCGGCGCAGAGACTCTGCGAGGACATCGCACGTTTGGATGAAACACACTTCGATGCGTCGGGCGGCACGGCAAAAGCCGCCGTGCTCTTTACGCTGGCGTATCTCTACGAGCACCGCGAGGAAGCCGACCATCACGCGCTCGTGCTGACGCTCCGAAACCTTCTCATGGGCATCCGCGAGGAGGGATTCTGATGTATGTCAGCATCAGCGAATTGCGCCATCGCGTGACCGTCGAGCGGGCTGTGACAGAGATCGATGATGCGGGCAATCTCATCACGTCGGAATGGCAGCCGCTTTTCACCACATGGGCGAAAGTGCTGCCGTATTCTGCAACCATCAAGGACGGCGCGACGGAGCAAGCGCCGGAGGTCGGCTACCGCATCGCCATGCGTTATCGCACGGACATCCGCACGACCGACCGCCTGCGCTGGGCGGGCAAGACGCTCCTGCTTGTTGCGCCGCCGTACGGCAAGGACGGCAAGCGCGAATACCTCATCCTCGAAGCGAAGGAGATGGTGGAAGATGGCTAAATTCAAAAGGGCAGAAACCATCCTCAAAGAGCTCGGCGAGCAGGCGATGGAAGCGGCAAAAGCGGCGCTGGCCGATGGTGCGGAGGTCGTGGCCGACGAAGCGCGGCGGCGCTGTCCCGTCTATGATGGCCGCGACCGGCGCGTCGTGAAAGGTGCACTGAAGAAATCCATCCATGTGGTGAAAGGCAAGGGCGGCAAGGAATGCTACATCGTCGCGGATGCGCAGGCGCAGGACGGGCTGTTCTACGGCACAATCGTGGAATTCAGTCCGAAGGGCAGGCCGTTTCTTTATCCCGCGCTCGACGCGAAGCGCAAGGCCGTGCAGGATATCATCATCGAGCGCGTGCGGGAGGCGATCCGACGAAAATGAACATCAAGGAACAGGTCTATCAAGCGCTCTCGCGCTCGAAGAAACTCACGGCGCTTCTTGCGCACGACCGCCGGGGGCGCTGTATTTATCCCATGCGCAGCCCGGACGCGGGCAGCTATCCCATCCTCGTGTATTCCGTCATTTCGGACGTGCCGGCCGTCATGGCGGACGGCGAGGAACGGGAGCGCGTCGTGACGGTGCGCATTCATATTCTCACGAAAGACGGAAACTTCGAGAGCATCCTCCGAGAGATTCAAAAAGTGATGGTCGGCATCGGCTTCGTCCGGGCGCAGAGCGTGGAATTTGCGGAGGGACAGCTTTTCATCATGGCCATCGATTACCGGACAGGAACAGGAGGCATTCTCTAAATGGCAGACACGAAAGACACCACGGCCACGGTCACGCGGCCGGCGAGCCGCCTCACGAGCGGCCAGTTCATCAGCATCCAGCGGCTGCACGTCGCGAAGCTCCTCGCAGACGATACGGGCGGCGCGACGTATGACGAGCCCGTCGACCTCGGCAAGGTGCTGCGCAGCATCGACATCAAGCCGTCGAACAGCCAGGCCGACCTCTACGCGGACGGGCAGTCCATCGACACGGCATCGAGCACGGCCTCATACGAGCTCACGTTCGACACGGCGGCGCTCCCGCTCGCCTATACGGCCTACCTGCTCGGCCACCATTACGAAAACGGTGTGATGGTCGCGAACAAGGATGACGTCGCGCCCTATTTCGCCGTGCTGTTCCAATCGGACAAGCGCAACGGCAAGGCGCGGTACATGAAATTCTACAAGGTGCAGTTCCAGGAGCCGTCCATCAAGGGCTCGACGAAAGAGGAGAACATTTCCTACCAGACGCCGACGCTGACCGCGAAGGCCATCTATCGCCTGTCGGACGGCAACTGCTACACTTACGCTGATGACGAGGATGCCGGCTTCACGGCAGAAAACGCCGCGAAGTGGTACACGACGGTTTGAGGAGGGCATCATGGACGAAAAAGTGCTGCATCCGCAGTTGGTTATCAATGGGAAAGCTATCAAACCCGCCCCGCCGAAGATGCGCGTCTGGCGGGCGTTCCTCGCGTTTTTCGACGAGGACAAGAGCCATTTGACCATGGAAGAATTTCTTGACAAGCACATCGACCTCATCGTGCTGGCGTTCGGCCGGCCAGAGGCCACGAGAGAATCTGTGGAGGATACGCTCGACATCGCGGACGTCGTGCCGTTCACCCGCGACCTGTTCGGCTGGCTCCAGACGCAGACATTCGCGAAGCTGGTGAAGCTCCCAAACGCGGCGGCGGGGAAGGAGGACTGAATCTTTCCCCGTATCAAAATTTGCTTCTTTACTACGAGCGGCTGCAATCCGCCTACGGCTGGACGATGCAGCAGGTCGACGCTCACGAGATCGCCTTCCTGCTCGACCAGTTGTACGTCATGAGCTTGTCACGCACGGAAGGCCACGCAAAATTTATCGACGATGTGATGTGACATGGCGAAACGCGGACAGAAAATTGACGAGCTTTACTTGAGCCTCGGGCTCGACATCGCCCAGCTGCAACTCGACTTCGACACGGCGGGCAAAACCGTCTCGCAGGCGATGGCGCGGCTGAACAGCAAGGAAACCCAGCTGAAGCTCCGCATGGACATCGACCTCACGAAGCTCGACGAGGCAGGCACGGAGCTCGACAAGGTCGAGGTCAAGTACAAGGCGATCAACCGGCAGCTCGACATCCAGCGGCAGAAAGAAGAAATCCTCGCGGCTGTCCTCAAGGATGCACAGAAGACGAGCGGCATGGACAGCGGCGCGGCCAGCCGTGCCGAGACGAATCTTCTGAAGCAGCAGCGGATCGTCGCGCAGACGGAAGCGGAACTGCGGCGGCTCGGCAAGGCCTACGGCACGCTCGGCCAGCAGATGGCGGCGGCAGGCCAGCAAGCGGGGACGTTTGGTGCAAGGATGCAGCGCGGCATTGCGCAGGCGCATACAGGTCTGACGAAGCTCTCGAACGGCTTCTCCCTGCTCAACGCCAAGACTGCTGCCGTCATGGCAGCCGTTTCGACCGGCGCGGGCCTTTTCACGCTGACAAAGGGCGCGATGGAGGCGGGCGAAAATATCTATCGCCTCTCGAAACGTCTCCATGCCTCGGCAGGCGAAGCAGCGCAACTCAACCGCACGTTCCAGCTGGCTGGCATGGACGTGATGACGGTCATCCCGCTCATCGCGAAGCTCGACAAGCAAATCGAGTCGGCTGGAACATCGGGCAACGAAACGACGGAAGCGCTCGCCCGCTTCGGCGTTACCATCCAAGACCAGCAGGGCAATCTCCTGCCGCTCAACGAGCAGTTAGCCGAGCTCGCGAAGGGCTACCAATACGCCGTTGACATGGGGCAGGAAGAAGCCTACACTGCCGAAGTCCTCGGTGCGCGTGGCGCGGCGCTCGTTCCGCTTCTCGAGCAGTACCAAGACCTCATGCAGATCTCGGCGAACGTCAAAACGACGGGCCTGCTGAATCCAGAGGAAAGCCATCAGACGTGGCTTGAATGGAAGCAGATGGAGATGGAGCTCGGGCAGCTCAAGGGCGCGATCGGCGCAGCGCTCCTGCCCGTCTCGAAAGAGCTCATGCCCGAGGTGACGGATGCGTTTCGCGCTCTTGTGCAGGAAATTTCCGAGCACAAGGACGACATCAAGGAAGCCATCCTCGGCTGGGGAACGGCGCTCAAAGGCGTCGCGGAGGTCGCGACGTTCGTCGGCGAGCAGATCAAGAAAGTCAGCGATCACGCCAAGGCGAACGAATGGCTCGTGAAGAACCACCCGATGGCCGGGCCGCTCATCGGCATCCCCTTCATCGGCGGGGCCGTGCTCGACCGGATGTATGGGGACGAGTATCAGGCGTATCTCAAAGAGCAGGAGGCGCTCAAAGAGAAAGCGAAGGCCGAGAAGAAAGCCGCTGAAGCCGCGAAGGAAAACAAGAACGCCGAGTTCGAGAACGCGACGGCAGCGAAGCGTCGTGCCGAGGCGGAGAAAGAGGCCGCGAAAGCCACGGAAGAAGCGGCGAAAGCGAACGCCGACTTGACGGAAAGACTGTACACGCTCACCCACAACGAGCTCGAAGCCTCGCTCCATGCCGTGGACAAGGAAATCGAATCGTTCCGCGAGAAAGGCGCGGACGTCAACCTGCTTGACGAATACAAGATCGCGAAGCAGGCGAAAATCTACGAGGACTTCCAGCGAAACGTCGTGGACGCGACGCAAGCCATCTATCGCAACGACCTCGAGAACAAGCTCGCGAATATCGACCGCGAGGCCGCGGCCTACCGGCAGAAGGGGCTCGACGAAGTCAGCGCGACGGAATGGGCCGAGGCCAGCAAAGCGCAAGTCATGCAGGCGTTCGAGAGCGAGGTCGCGTCGAAGGTCGATGCCGTCTGGAAAACGGAACTGCAAAACCGCTTGGACGATATCGAGCGTGAGAAGCAGGCGTGGATTCAGAAAGGGCTGGACGAGGTCAAGGCGACCGAATGGGCGGAGAAGGAAAAGCTCGACGCGAAGCGCAACGCCGCGCTGCAAGTGCTCCAGTCGCAGAAAGAAGAATTCCAAGCCTACCTCGAAGGCGGGCAGCGCGGCCTGGCCGAGTATTACAAGCAGGCGCACGGCTTCACGATGGACAATCTGCAGATGACGCCCGAGCAGCTGACAGGCTTCCAGCGGGCACGGCAGGACATGCTCGAGAATTTGCTGCCGAACTTTCGCGACCCGTCCGTCATCCAGCAGGAGCAAGAGGAACGAAACCGGCAGTATTGGGAGAACATGGAAGCGAACGGCTACGGCGAATTGATGGGCGAGAAGCTTCAGCCGCTCACGCAGGCGATGGAACGGCTGGCAGATGCGCCGATTGCGCAAGGCGATGACAGTGGGCAGGCGCAGCCGAGCGTAACGGACAACCGCCAGGTCACGGTGCAGGTCAGCATAGAGAACGCCGTCACGGCAGACAGCGAGGGCATGCGCTATCTCGCTGACCAGGTGGCTGACCGCATCGAGCCGGCCGTCAAGCAGGCATTGGGGGATGATGAAAATACATATCGCGATTGGTGACATCGAGACGCTTGAAACGGAGAACTGGCAGGTCGTTCCCGATGACCGCCAGCAGCTGGTCGAAATCATTGGCGGCGTGGCCGTGCAGGACTTTGGACATGTCGCGGCAGGCGACAAGATTTCCTGTACCGTCCGTCTGCGGAAGCGTGATTTTCGGAAACTTGTCGATTACTGGGACAAGCGTACTCCCGTCGATGTGACAGACGAGGCGGGCGATGTCTGGGAAAACGTGCGCGTCATCGTCAAAAGTTACGAATACGTGCCGCACTTTTCGAGCAAGGCGGTGCAGGCAACTTTGGAATTTTGGAGGATATGAAATGGCAGACCTCATTCAAATCTACACGAACAATCCCACAGTGATGGGCATGGATGGCACGCTCGTCTCGAATGGCACAGGGCTTGCGCCCATCTCCGCCTCGCTTGATGCCGCGAAGGAAGAGCAGAAAGCCATCAAGTGTGCTTTGCGCATCCCGACCGGCTACAAGCAGCAGGGCAATATCAAACTCAAGTTCATCGGTGAAAATGCCAGCATGTGGAAACTCGCCATTGACGGCTATTCCGAGACGGATGCGGCGAAAGCGCTCAAGAGCCTCACCTGGAAGGACGAAGTCGAAGTCGAGGAAGGCTGCGACGTCAACGTCAACTACGTGTTCTGGGTGCGGGCAGGCTGCTCGAAGGACGAGCGACCGCAGAGCGACACGGGCGTCAAGCTGCAGGCCGAGGGCACGATCGTCGTGGACGAGGAGGCGAAGAGCTCGTGAGCTTCAAGTATCTGAATCCCGGCTTTCCAGGACTGCTCGACACGACAAGCGGCGTGCTCGTGGAGGACGAGAAGTGCAGCCGGACGGGCGTCGGTTTCTGGCAGCCAAACACAGAAAAAGGTGTGAAGTTTCCCACATACCCGCAAGAGCTCTATTGCAAGTTCGATTTCTTCCTGTACTATGACACATCTTCTAATACGGATTATTCCATCATCGTCCGCACGAACTATCCATATTGCGGCATTTCTCTCAAAAAGTCAAAGGCGTATGTTGACTTCGAATACCATGTGCGCAGTTATGATTACACGATTGCCTATGGGAATGAAACAGCGAAGCTGCAGGATGAAGGGAACTTGCGGCTCAATCAGGTGAATACGGTCTGTTTCCATTACAAGCCATCAACATCGAGCTCGTCTAATGACAGCGTGATTGAAATCTTCGTCAATGGAAAGCGGAAGGTGCGGAGCAGTCGTTATGCTGAGTTCCCCAGTAGCAGCGAAGGGGTCACCATGGCGTTTTCCAGCAGCAATGCCATCGCGCCGCTCTCGAGCATCCTCCTGTCCGACGAGCCATTCGATATGCGGGAAAGCCTCGTACGCGTGCCTGTCAAATCTGTCACGACGGACATGACAGACAACGGTGACGGGACATACACGACGTCAGAAGTCGGGCAGACGCTGTTGCAGGAGCTCGATGTTCCAGCGCTTCTCGAGGCGCATGGAGCAACTTCGGACGTGACGGGCATCCTTTCCGTCGCTTCGCCTGCCTGCCGGACGGAGGCGCTCAACCAGCTCACGCACATCGAAAAACAGGGCGATACTGTCACGGAATATGGAAGCACCGAGGTCGGGCTGGACGCGACGGGAGCCGCTTGCGCCGTGCGGCCAGTCTCCATGAAGCTTTCGGAACTGGCTGGACTTTCGGTCGGCTGGAAAGCGGGGAGCAAATGACATGGGCATCCAGCTGAAACCATCCGTGTATGTTTCGGGCATCCTGGCGGGCAAGCTGCTGCTGCGGCCAGCCGTGTATCTTTCCGCGATTGTGATGGGGAAGACGAAGATTCAGCCTGCGGTTTTCGTCACTTGTGTCGAAGCCGCACCGAAGACGAAAGTCACAGCAGATACGCGGCGTGACCTCATCGTGAGCGTTCTGGCAGATACACGGCGCGACTTGCCTGTGCAAGTGGCTGCCGACACCGAACGGCAGGTCTACGCGCCCGTTGCGAAGATAAATTTTGACACGGCGCGAACGCTCACGAATGACCGCATCCATGATGTGAGGTCGGTTTTCGACACGCGCAGGGATGTCGGCATTGCCCACGTATGCTTCGACCTTCAGAGGAATCTTTCGCAGACGGTCAAGGCGGAATGGGATACGCATCGCAAGGTCGCCGTGCCAGCCTCCGCGATCGGGGACACGCGCCGCACGCTCAAGAACCGCGTGACGGTCAAGGCCGACACGCAGCTGCGTGTCCCGTACCGCTTGGACTGCGTGACAGAGGAACGGGAAGAGGGAGAACATCATTTCCTCGAACCGCTCCGCACGAACGGCATCCGTTCTCTTTTGTTCACGCTCGGGGAACTGACGCTTTCCGACACGTTCCAGCTCGAGACCGTCCGCCCGTTTGTTATCGGGGCCGCTATCGAAGGGCAGCTCATGGACTACCATTTCCACTTCCTCGTCGAAGAAATCTCGCAGCGCGACCTCGTGCAGAGCGTGAAAGGCATGTATGACCGCGACGCGCTGCTCTACACGTCCATCTTCATCACGGTCAAGGAGGCGCAAGTCCTGTACTATGCCTACGAGATTGCGCGGGCAATGGGATGGGAGCTCAGCTTTCACTGCGACAACTTCATCCCGTCGCAGAACTATGAGCATAGCGGCATGACGTATCAAGACTTCGTCTCGTCGCTGTTCGGCTGGACATCGCGCCTGCCGCATCGGCAGGTCAATGTGTTCCTGCGCGGCAATACGCTCCATGTCATCCAGCGCGGGCAGGAGACGAGTACCATCGACATCACGGACTGGCCGCACGGCCGACCGACCATCGAGCGGAAGATTGTGCGCTCCGTCTGGAGCAGCGGGAACAACGACAGCCCGAACAACCCGGCACACAACGAGGAAGATGAGGAGCCGATTCCCTTCAGCGGCACGATTTCCTTCCAGAACATCACGCGCACCTATCGGAACGGCTACCTCGTGGACGAGACGAGCGACAACGGCTACGCGCACTACGCCTACGCTGACGGCTACCTGATTGCGAAGCAGACGCACAACACGGACGGCTCCACGAGCATTACGCATTATGCGTACGCCACAACGGCAAATGACTACTATCTTTTCTGCGAACAGGAGCACGCAACCGACGCCATCGACGATGGCCGCGTCCATGACCGCTACGACTGGAAGGACTGGGACAACAAGAACTTCACCGACCGCGTGACGTATCACGCGCCGCTCGGCGGCGGCTGGTATGGCACGACCGTCTACGAGGACGGAGAGCTCGTCGGCAGTTCGCTTTCGCAGGGAAAATCAGGCGGCAAGGCCAGCCAGTACACCATCGAGCAGTCGAACCTCGGCCTTGGCGGGACGTACCGTTCGAGCGAGGAAGAAGGGCAGGCGTGGACGCCCATCGGGAGCTCCGAGTTTCCCGTCAAGGGCAACGACTACCTTGCCCTGCTTTCCCGCGAGATGGCGTGGCTCAACCGGAAGACGCAGGAAACCGTCACGCTGGATATTCAAGCACGGATTCGAAATGGCGTTCCCGACATCCAGCATGTCGTGGACTTTACCGAGCGCATCCGCTTCGAGGGAAACGAGTATTTCCTCGTATCGAACACCGTGGAGCTCACGCCGCGCAGCTTGCGGCAGACGATCAAGATGACGAGGTGGTATTAGATGAACGGCATCCAAGGACTCATGGCAACGATTCGCCAGGGCGTGAAGCCCAGAGAACAGCAAGCCGTGCGCGGCGTTATCGAGGAAGACCGCGTCCGGATCGGGGCGCGGTCATATCCCTTCCGTGCCGCCGTTGATTGCCGGACGGACGATGGCTGCCGCGTCTGGGTGCTGCTGACGGAAGGCGGCAAGGCCATTATCGTGGGGGCGTGAAAACATGCGGAGAGCACAGGTTGAAAAAGTGGACGGCAGGCATGTCTTTGTTGACGGGCGCTGGCTGACCTGCATCGGCAACCGCCTCGTCCGCCCTGGCGACCGTGTCTGGACAGACGGGCGGTGTGTCTACGGCAACGAGCAGGAAGGTGGAGGCAGCGGCGTTATGACGAGCGGCTGGGTCAAGGGCATTCCCATCCTCATCTATCATCGGTTTTATCTCTTGCTGCACGAAAAGAGCCAGCGCATCGGTCGGGATGAAAATATCGCCAGCATGGTTCACCGAAAGAACCATGCTGCCTATTTTCTCGAGAAAGAGCATGTGGTAGATGCCGAGATGGATTCTTCCGGAAACTGCTACACGGTGTCAGGCACGAATGGAATTGAACATATTCCTGCCCTGCCCGACGATCTTGGGCCGCAAGAGTTCACCATCACAGTACGGAAAAATCAGGAAATCCTGCATCGCTTTGACATTTCCCATTCTTACGAGCAAGTCAAGCAGGAGTGCCTCGTTCTCCGAAATGAGCTCTCTTTGTTGGAAAACGATACGTATTTCCCCAGTCTGTACGGACATTTTTCATGCTCGAACGGGCATGTCGATTGCGAGGGGCATTGGAGCGCGTGGCTTCTCTTGGAGTCTTCGGGCAGATTGCAGCTTTATAGCCAGTCGGCAGGCATTATCAAGCTCTACTATATCGATGACGGCAACATGCACCTGCTGATGGATGCACGGGGAAAGCTCGTGAGGGGGGAGTCGCCCATCATTCAAACGAAGGGGTATTTTGACGGCGTCATCGGGCAGAAGTTTCCCATCCACGACGGCTACTACTTCACGATGGAGCCACACCAGCCTGTCTGGTGGCAGATTGGACTGCCCAGTGTTGCCGTCTGCACGATCTTCACACCGAATGATGAAGCCATTTTTACGGGGCGATTTTACATGATTCCGCGCTTCGGCATCCTGCCGCTCGGGAACGGGCGCTATCTTCTGGACGTGAATCAGCGCGTGCTGATGGCATTTGCCATGGAGTATCGGGCTGCAGGCTTGTGGGAGGATATGACGCATATCGCGCCTGGCATTTATCTTCTTGAGAACGGCAGCCTGACCATGCTGCTCGAAGGCTACAATAAAGCGCTCCGTCTCCGCTATCTCAAAGACTATCGGAAATGGGTGCGCAGCATCCAGGGAAAGGACGGATAATATGGACTACTCTCTCGACATCCGCGCCTGGTCGGCAGGCCTCGGCGCGATTGCCGGCGGCTTTGTGGGCGGGCACGACCCGCTCCTCCTCGCGCTCGTCATCTTCGTCTCGGTCGACTACATCACCGGCGTCCTCTGCGGCATCGTAGAGCGAAAGCTCTCGAGCGAGACCGGCTTTCGCGGCATCTGTCAGAAGGTCTTCATCTTCCTCCTCGTCGGCGTCGCGAACGCGCTCGACACGCACATCATCGGCAGCGGCAGCGTGCTTCGGAGCGCGGTCATCTGCTTCTACATCTCGAACGAAGGCATCTCCATCATAGAGAACGCCGCCCGCATCGGCTTGCCGGTGCCAGAGCATCTGCGGGCGCTCCTCGAACAATTGAAGAAGAAATGACGAATCCCAACGATGGCTCTGCTTCGGCAGGGCTTATTTTTTTGCGTTTTTTGCAGGAAAAGCGGGAGGTACGGCGAATAAAGAGTAATATGTTGAATTTGGCGCAGTATGTCTTTTGAGATGAAGTGTGTAGCGAAAATTTATCAGATGACGAGGAGACGATGAGCAGATGGGGATGGTTTTATCGTTTTTTGATTTCTCCCCAGACCGAGACGGTCTTCTGAGGCCCATCGTGTTTGTCAATCCCGATGCTTCTATCAGAGAACGAGCGAAACCGTTGAATCTAGCTCTAGCGCGTGAATTGCAACCGATTCCGCTACCGCAGCGGGCGAGGAAGATGAAATCGGTGGTACAGAAACTTGTCCAGAAGTTCCCGCCTTGCTCTGTTTTATCCGATTTCGATGTGCTGTTTCATCCGGCGTATCAAGTGGATGTCATCCAGATGTTTGCGGATGTTTGCAAGGTGCATCCGTTTGCGCTCCTTTGGCCGGGCAGGTTCGACGACGGCGTTTTGATTTACGCAGAATGCGGCCGGCCGGATTACAAAGTTTTTGATATCTCAAAATACGACATCACGTGCGTCGTGCAGAAAGCAGGAGGATTCCATTGAAATATTCAGAGCTCATCAGTTTCCATCCCATTGAGGACGTCATCCAGCTGACGACCGCAGATGATGCGGGAAAAGCGAAAGAGTACGTCAAGACGTATGTCATGAGCGACCAGATGGCCGAGAACCTTAAAGCTCCTGTCATCGAGCAGCTGCAGATGGATCATGTCGTGGACAATCATGGCGTGCTCATCGTCGGCAATTATGGCACAGGTAAATCGCATTTGATGAGCGTCCTCTCCGCCATTGCCACAGATGCGAGCAATCTCAAGGAACTGCAAAACCAGACGTTTGCTGAGGAAGCAAAATGCATCGCCGGGAAATTCGAAGTCTTGCGCGTGGAAATCGGCGGCGTGACGATGAGCCTGCGCGAAATCCTCTTTGGCTTCATCAAAGACGATTTCGACAAACGGGGAATTTCGTTCGACGTTCCAGATTTTTCGAATGTCAAAGACAACAAGCGTCTCATCAAAGATATGATGATGGCCTTTGCCGAGGTGTACCCGGACAAAGGCTATTTGATTGTCGTCGATGAATTCTTGAGCTATCTGACCAGCCGGAACGAGCGACAGATTGTGCTCGATTTGGAGTTCCTCCGCGCACTGGGCGAAATGTGCTCGAAGTCCAAGCTGCGCGTGATTTTTGGAGTACAGGAGAAGATTTTTGACAATCCGAAATTCAGCTTTGTGTCGGAAACGCTCAAGCATGTCAGCGATCGCTTCACGCAGCTCGTGATAACGAAAGAAGATACGTCCTACGTGGTCTCGGAGCGCATCCTGAAAAAGACACCCGAGCAGAAAGCGATGATCCGGAAGCATCTCGAGCGTTTCTCGAACCTCTATACCGGGATGTCGTCGCGGATGGAGGAATTTGTCGATTTGTTCCCCATCCATCCTGCCTACATCGATGTGTTCAACAAGGTGTATCTGATCGAGAACCGGCACATCCTGAAAAACATCTCTACGACCATCCGTGGCATCTTTCATCAAGACGTCCCAGAGGATGCGCCGGGCATTATCTCGTTCGACAACTACTGGCCGGCCATCAAGAACAACGGCCTTTTGAAAAGCGATCCGACCATCAGCCGCGTCGTCAGCGCCAGCGGGCAGCTGGAGGACATCCTGCAGCGTTCGTTCCCGAAGAAAACGTATCAGGCGATGGCCATCCAGATCGTTTACGCGCTTAGTGTGCATCGCCTGACGACGAACGGTCTCGATGTGCAGTATGGCTTGACAGCAGAAAATTTGAAGGATGATTTGTGCCTGTTCCTGTCGATGCCGAGCCCGAGCGCGGATTTCCTGCTCGGCGTGGTGCAGCAGACGCTGCGCGACATCATGACGACAGTGTCCGGGCAGTTCATCGTCCAAAACGATGCGAACGGCCAGTTCTTCATCGATGTCAACAAGATTGTGGATTACGACGAAAAGATTCATCAGAAAGCATCCATCCTGGCTCCAGGTGAGATGAACCGCCATTTTTACAAGATTGTCTATGATTGCCTCGAATGGGATGAGCGGCAGTACGTCCCCGGCTTCGAAATCTACGAATACGATTTGAACTGGAAGAGCCATAACTTCTTCCGGGAAGGGTATCTCTTCCTCGGTCTGCCGGGCGAGCGGAGCACTGCGCAGCCGGAACGGGATTTTTACATCCACATCA